GGCGCTAGCTTCGTCTACGGTCCGTTGTAGACCAGCTTGTCGATGAAGTCCTGCAAGTCAGCGGCGTTCTCCACGCCAGACAAACACTCCCAGGAAGAACCAAACACCATGTCATCAAAAGACCTCTCAAGTCTACGCTGTTCTTCCATCGGGACTCCAAAAGCACGTTCAAACGAAACGCGCGCCTCCAAACTGACCTCCAACGCACTGTCCTCGGTTGCAAACCACGCCCCCAGAGCGAGAGCATCCCTATGCGGATGCTCACGAACCCTTTTCACGGGTCCCAGGGCTCTGATGGCGGAGGTGAAGAAGGATTGCAAGATCGGTACTCCACGAGCTTGAGAAAGCTCGCACATGGCAACTCCCACCATCCACTCGCGTGCGAACACAGGTTCCCTAAGGTAAATGTGTGAAGAAAACGCACCCGATATCACCCGATGATGTTCGCGCACCATGGACCACCCGTGTCTATCGCCCAAAAACACAGGGGCCGAGCCACCAAACCTCACATCCTCCAACACGAAAGCAGGACGTTCGAGCAACACCTCGTGGCCACAGCTCTGTAGAATGGCGTCAGAAAACCCTCCCAGCACAGGCTCCGACTCAGCCGCCTCCAAAAAGACGAGCACATTGTCACCATCCACAAGAACGTCGAATTTGGAAAGCGCGAAGGTGCGCAGCGCAGAGACGACCTCAACGAGAAAACACAAAGAATTCCCCATCCCCGTGTTGAAGTCACCACTGGCCCGACCACCATCACGTCCAAACTTCGCCCCACAAGATGTCGTGCCACGCAGTTCCAACTGCTTCGAAAGAAGAAACCCCAGCCTCCTGTCGCCGGGAAACGCCGCAGCATAGACAGCGTGTTCCTTCTTCAAAGCAGAGGGTCCCACATGAGCCTCGAACGCCTTGCCATCTGCCTCGAAACAAACGCACCTCGAAAAAGAAGAAAACTTCTTTCTGATCAGGTTGGCACGCTGCCTCTGGTTCAACCCCTTAGCAACGAGTCTCGAGCCGTCGAAACCTAGAACGGAGCCGTTGAGCCTTCCCCACAGCCAATGCTCAAACGGTTTCAATCGTGACGCCACCTCCAGATTGTATCGAGGGGATCTGGGGTAAATCAGCCTGGGCTTCATGGCTTTGCCTGGCACACGATTTTTCTCCGTCTTGAGGAACGCCCTGATGGTCCAGTCCTGATGCGTCGACAGGCCATCCTCCTCAAGGGACCTTGCGGCCTCCAAGTAACGTCGCCGGAGAGTTCCTGAGTAACTCTCGGCAGTAGCTCTCCACGAAAGCGCGCCGTCTCTGTATCTGCGGGCGAACCTGACGAGATCGCCCCAAACTAACTCAGATCTGGCTGACACAGGCCCAAAAACCTGGGCAGGCACGCTTCCCATTGACCGCATTGCAAGTGCGGTCACCTCGTTGTGCGGACACGGACGGTTACAAACCGGCACAAAAGCCCCTTGCAAAGGCGCTCTGTAAGCCGTCCACATCTCCCTTTTACTCTCGCTGCAGGCAGCCCAATCCACCTTCCGGGTGTCTAGGACACCGGTCACCACTGGGGGCGGAGACCCCCAGCAGAGACCTGGAATGCGAACTGGGCCCCCCTACTGCGAGGGTGGACCCTCCACTGTGTCCAAACGCTCACGGGCCAAGCGCTCAGGAGCGGTCTCCCAGAAAGAGGCAACTACCGTGTCAGGTAGAGCAAACACTGCTGCCGAAGCAGGAATCTCTTTCTTGGCAAACCACTCACGCGCACGGGACCTAAGTCCCGCAAGGAGCTCTTGGGTGCGTGGGCGAAAGCACGCATAGAGGGACAACGAAGCGAGCAACTCCGGACAGATGACAAGTCTGCCCTTCATAGTTTCGACAACGAGGTAAACCTCGTGCTCGTCCGTTGTGGTCGGGAACACTCCTCCACCAAGGAGTTTCGCATCACAATCAAGCAGACCCAGAAGTGCGTTGGCAGGGCCTGGCAAGTCAGAACTAGGGAGGTCTGGAACCCACCGCCTAGTAACTAACTCACCAACAACCCCACCTCTGCCTCCGAGATAAGCCTGCAGTCTGTTCGTCCAAACAGACCTCTTGCGGTGCCGGGAAGGCGTAAGCCCGCCCGCGGTTGCGCTGGCATGCACAACTCCTGCTTCTAAGGCGAAATCCATCCCGTGGATATACGCCCTGTTTTCCCCTTTGTCCATGAAAAGACGCGGGGGCACGTCCGCCCGAAGAACTGGCGGCGGTGCAAGCGATCCCCTGTATAGCCAAGCGGCCGCAACCTCTAGGAGCCACCCTAGAGTAGTGCGCCCGATGACCTGCTCCCACAACCTTGAGAACGCGAACCAAGCCCAAGACTTCAAACTGAGCACCCAAGAGCTGTACCTGGCTACCATAGAAGGCAACCAGAACAGATAGAATACCCAAGGTGAAAGCTCAAACCAAGCCACGCCCTGTTGGCCTACGGCCCCGAAAAGGTTGAGGAGCGCTTGTAACAACGCAACCCAGAACCACCAGAAAACGATTCTGAGCGACGCGTCCAGGAACATCACCCAATCCACAAACAACTGCACATAGTCGGTAGGTGGAACAACTTTCGCAACAATCAAGGCAGTGGTGAAAACGTCGTTAGTTGTAGCCATGATTAAGAATTGGAAAGTGGCAGCAGTTTGCCAGACCCAGATCACTACTGA